AGTAACTACTGCAACAACACATAGTAACGGTGCAACAGTTACTAACACATCTAGTTGGACTGGATGGGGATCAGCTGCAGCTAACACTGACTCAGTAACTGATCCTGGTCTATGGTCCTTGGACAATTTAGGTAGTACACTTATTGCATTGATACATAACGGAGAATGTTTTCAGTGGGATGGTGATGCACTTAATGCAACATCAACAAGAGCAACTATTATTACAGGTGCACCAACAGCATCACGTGATATGTTAGTATCTACTCCCGATCGTCACTTAGTATTTTTTGGAACAGAGACAACTATTGGTGATAAAACTACACAAGATGATATGTTTATTAGATTCTCTTCTCAAGAAAATATTAACGACTACACACCTACAGCTGAGAATACCGCTGGTACACAAAGACTGGCCGCCGGATCACGGATCATGGGTGCTAAACTTGGTAGGAATGCCATATACATTTGGACAGACACTGCGTTATTTACTATGCGTTTTGTTGGTCAACCATTTACATTTGCCTTTGAACAGGTTGGTACTAACTGTGGATTGATTGGCATGAATGCAGCTGTAGAAGTTGATGGTGCTGCATACTGGATGTCTGATAATGGTTTCTTTAGGTTTACCGGTAAACTAGAATCAATGGACTGTTTAGTAGAAGATTTTGTTTATGATGATCTTAATACTACATCTAATCAATTAATTTATTGTGGTATCAATAACTTGTTTGGTGAAATTACTTGGTTCTATCCAACGTCTACATCTAATGTAAATACTAGAGCCGTTACATATAGTTATCTAGACTCAACAGCTAAACGACCTATATGGTTTACTAATGCAAGCTCATTGTTTCCTAGAACTACTTGGGAAGATTCATCTGTATTTGGTTTACCACATGCTACACACTATAATGCTAGTGTAGATACTTCTTTTGATGTTACAGGTAACACAGATGGCACTACAATTTATTATGAACATGAAACAGGTGTTAATCAACAATTAGCTGGAGCTTCAGCTGTAGCTATTCCTGCTAATATTACATCTGGTGACTATGATATTACACAAAAAGTTGTTAGAGGAGCTGCTACTAACCTAGGTGATCTTAGAGGTGATGGTGAAAACATTATGAGAATTAGTAGAATTATTCCTGACTTTATATCTCAACAAAATAACATTGTAGCTCAGTTAGATGTTAGAGATTATCCTAACGATGCAGCTGCCAGCTCACCATTAGGTCCATTTACATTGACGCCTACTACTACAAAAGTAGACACTCGTGCTAGAGGTAGAGCTATCGCTCTTACAATATCTAATACAGCAGTCAATACTAGTTGGAAACTGGGAACTTTTAGGTTAGATATACATTCAGGAGGAAGACGATAATGTCAGTAGATAAAAGAATGATGTATGCACAAGGTCAAAGAGTTGCTAAATCTTTAGACGGTTCAAGACCAGGTTATCGTGGTTCTGATTATGGGGATCAAGCTGCAGGTAGAGGTGCTTATAGTGGAGGTGATTCAAGTCCAGCAGCTGGAGGAACTCAAGGCGGTGGAACAGGATCAGGAAATCAAAATACAGGTAGTGGAAGTAATGATGACAGAAGTAGTAATCTACAAACTTATAATCACAACATAGCAACAGGTGAGGAAGATAAAAATCCAATTGGACCAGTTTTATTTAACGAAAGAGAACAAATGCAACAAGCGTTTAGAAATTTTAGACCTGAGATGCCAAAAATACCATTAGGTCTTGGAGGTTTGTTTATGAATATAATAAACCCAGGTGGCAAAGGAGCTTTACAAGCGTTTTCTGATTTTAGTGCAAATAAAAATAGAAATTATTTTATGGATGAAGTAGTTAGAGCAGGGAAAATACCTGGTTTAAATTATGGAACAGTTTCTGACATGACAGGAACAGAACTAGAAGCAGCTTATAAAAATTATTTGGCTGATAGAGGTTCAGGTTCAATAGATGCGTATGGTAATCCTATTGGAGGACAAGACAAACCAGGTATAACAAGTATCTATGATGCAAAACCTTATCAAATGGCACAAAACGTAGAAGTTGAAGATCCTGTGCAAAATCTTTTTGCTTCTAGATTTTTACAAAATAGAACACCAGGGGAAAGAGAAGCAATTGAGGCAAACATGCCAATAAGATTTCCAAATTTATTTACGTAATGGCAAAGATAGTACAAACATTAACCAGAGCAAGTAACGAATATGAAGAAGACGTAGCACAGTCTTTAGTTAGAGATTTAGATGCGGTGTTAGAGAAATTAAACACAACGTTTCAAGAAGAATTAAAACAGGAGATAGAAGCTAGAAGTTTCTTTTTAGATTAATGGCAGTAGTAAACCAATACAAATTTGCAGGTATAGATAATAATACAAGTGGTAGTGCACTAACACCATTAGGATCTGGCAATCCTTTAGTTAGTGAAACTTATGTTATAAAATCTATTCTTGTTACATCAGCTGGTACGCCTAGTGTAACTGTTTTAAATAATAGTATTACAGCTATTAAATCAGCACAATTAACAGCTAATACAACAACAGAATTATTAACCCAACCGCTAATAGTAGAAGGTGGAAAAACCTTTACAGTACAGTCAAGCACGTCAGACTCGTTTGATGTAGCTGTTAGCTATTTAAATATTAAAAAAGAGGTAACAACATAATGATAGAGTTAACACCAGAAAAGATAATAACTACAATTAAGAATAAGAAAACAGGTGAGGTTTATGAGACTGAAGAAGCTTTAAAAGCTGCTAATATACCTGATGAAGATGTGCAAAGAGATGTAACAGTTATCATGCCATCTCTTGATTTAATAGGAAAAACAAAGTAAAGTAGCAAAACCATGGGAATAGAAGATATACAAATTTCAGAAGAGTTACAGACTAACGCACCATCTATAAAATATAGTGGTAACGAAGGTCCTAAGTCTCCACAAGATGAACAACGAATGAAGATGGCTCAATTAGAAGAAGTCTACAGTCAATATGTTGAAGAAATGATAGAGCAAGGCATCGAACCTATGTCTCTACAACAGTTTATAGAACAAGCAATGGCTGAAGGACAAATGAGTTCTGCACAACCAATGGCTCCGCAAGGAATGCCACCAAGACAGATGGCAGCACGAGGTGGTATTATGGGAGCTGATGGAAGAACAGGTTTTTTATTTGGTGGTATTAAAAAAAGAATTAGAAAATTAATACCAAATGAAATAGCAGAAGTTGCAGAAAAAGCTGCACCGTTTATTGCACTAGCGGCACCCCAATTTGCATTACCTGCAGCAATAGCTGGAGGATTAGGAAGTTTTGATAGAACTGGTAAAGTAGGTTCTTCTCTTTTGTCTGGATTAAAAACTTATGGTCTTGGACAAATTTCTCCAGGTTTACCGGGACTTAGAAATGTCGGACCTTCAACAGGGATGTTTTCTAAAACAGGTGCTATGGGTGGTAAATATAATTTATCAAATATTGCTCAAAGAATGGGTGACGCAAAACGAATGACACCTGCAGTAGTTGATGGACCAGGAAACACAGTTTCAGGAATGGCAACAGGTGGCGGTGGTGAAGGTCTTAATTCATTAAGTGTAGCAGCAGGCGAAGCTCCTTTAACAGACGCTGCAATTACAAAATTAAATAGTGCATCAGTAACACAACCTAGTTTTACAGAATCGTTATTATCAAAAGCAAACGAATTTGTACCTAAATCCTTTGGTGCACTTAATCCATTTGGAGAAAATTTTAGTGGCAAACAATTTACAGGAACACTTTTTGGTTTAGAAATGGCAAGAAGATTATTTGGAGAAGGCGCAAATCCTGACGATGATATAAATGAAATCATGAAACGTGGCGAAGGATTAGATATAACTGGTATTAGAGCAGAGGTTATGGAAGCTTACAGAGATCCATCGGGTAAAAAATTAAAAGCTTTAGCAGGTAAATATCCTTTTTTAGGAAATGCATCTGAAAAAAATTTAGCTATGGGTGGTAGAGCAGGTTTTGCCGAAGGTGGTGGAATCATGGACCTTGGTGGTATGGAAAAAGATTACAGAGCTGAAGGTGGGTTTGTACCTATTGGAAGAGAAGAAAAAGCTGACGATGTGCCTGCAAGATTAAGTGTAAATGAGTTTGTATTTACTGCAGATGCTGTTAGAAACGCAGGTGGTGGAGATATAGATAGAGGCGCAGAAGTTATGGAGAACATGAT